GAGTCTTATTAGGGAGACCACCCTTTGTGATTTTGTTGAAATATTCCAGATCAAACTCGATCTTATCTTCTTTACGGTGATAAAACTCATATCGCTCCTCATAGTTCTGAAGATAATCGTGTCCGATGTTATTATCAAACGATACTGCTAGAGCATCAGAAAGAATGCTTGGAATCGCATCACGATTTTTCTTCTCATTATTTCCATCAGCAATATGAATTGACTCCATCAGTGCCAAGTAGATGGCACGATCACGGCACCACTTTTCAGTGGTGTCAAGCAACCACTGTTTTTCTACTGCAGCATCATTCAAAGAAGCATTGATTTCTCGGATCTCTTTGACTTCAGTTTCATTCAAGTCGGTGCGATTTTCTACCTCAATGTTGAGTGCTTCGATGGTGATTGCTGAACCATACTTAACAATGAATTGAACAATCTCTTCAAAAATGACCTTCTCCGCCTTTTGCTCAAAATAATCTGGTTGTATGAAAGGTATAACTTTTCGTGAGTAATCTTCATTGAATACAAGGTTTCTTAAAATAGTTGTCTCAATTCTTTCCATTATTTGTAATGCAAGTATGTGCTCAATATGTACTTTGAACCACTTATAGGAGGATTACCTTTATGAGGATACATCCATAAAGGAGGAAAAATAACTAGTTTTCCCTTAGTCGGTTTAATTTGAAGATCTTTAAAGACTGTCTCTCCACCTTCTTCGACATCATTCAAATACCAGAAAAAAGATAAAAATCTTTTAGCACTTGAATAATCAAGCACATCAACATGTGTATCAAATCGTTCAGAACCACCAACATTATATCTCTTTATTCTAAATTCTTCAAATGCATGTGAAGGTGGAAATACATTCCTACAAACAAAATCATAATATTTGTCTCTATACTCAAAAACATTTCGTATAAGAGTATTATGAATTTTTTCTTTTTCAGTTCGATTTGCTGTTAAATTAAACTGAGTAAATGTTGGTGCTCCTTGATTATCAAAATATTCATGTTTGTCTGAACTAGACTCAAAGAAAGAAACTAATTCATCACATATATCAGATGAAATAGCATTTTCATAAACATGAATTAGATCGTTAAGTTCATCCATAAGAAAATTGCTCTTTTGCAGCAGCATCAAGTGCCTGCATCACATCTTCTGTAAAATACTGGTCTGGATTTTTTAGGATTTCCTTCCCATAAATTTTTTTACCGTTAATCTCATAACGCCCAGCAACATTCTTCCAAAGTCCAGCAAGTTCACCAAGTTCTAGAAGACCATAATAGCGATCAAGACCACGCTCATCATAAAATAAACGGACTTCAACTTCTTGATTTTCCTTACTCAAACGAGATTTAGCAGTCTTAGCTTTGATAATATTTCCGACCACTTCTGTTCCATCCTTTTCTTTCTTTTTGCTGAGATAAATGATCGTACTTGCTGCGTATTTGAGTCCAGAACCTCCTCCCATTTCTTTCGTTGGTACATAAGCTCCGATGACATCGTATGTATGATTTGTGACCAGGAGTGGAACATTTGCCTGTCCTAATTTAAGGGTTAACATTCTAAAAGCACCTTTAACAAGTTGTGATTTAGTCATATCACGAACTTGCTTATCATTCAGTGCGTCAGTAATCTCTTTCTCAGTGGAAAGCATTCCCAATGAGTCTAACACAAACATACAAGGTTTGCGTTCCCCTTCAGGTTTTTTTAAGTAAATATCTACTGCCTTGAGTGCCTTTCCACGAAACTCTTCAACAGTAACAACATTGACAACCACAAGACGATTAGTATCAATTCCACGTGACTCTAGTAAGGATTTGGTAATAGCGGCTTCAGTATCAAAGTAGAGACAATAACCATCGGGGTTAGTATCAAGAAAATTCTTAACCACAGCGAGAGAAAAGAAAGTCTTTCCAGTAGAAGACTCTCCAGCAATAGCAGTAATTTTATTCCCAGATACACCACCAAATATGCTACCTGAAACCAGTGCATTAAAGATGTACGAACCCGTGTCAACATAAGTCTCAGTCTCATCAATATCAGAAGCAAGTTTGGTATACTCACCACCAACTTCTTTTACAATTTCTTTAAGAAAGTCCATCACGCTACCATCCCGTATTCTTCACGAAGTATTTTTTTATAAGGTAAACCTTGTTCTTTAAGTTCTCTCACCAATTTAAGTTTATGATACAAAGCAGCATCTCCACCAAAACCAAGTGCTTTTACAATAGTATTCAGTTCATCATCATTAATAGGAAGATCCATTAGGCAAAAAATAGTTCAAGGTTTACGGTTTTTTCCACATTCCATCCAATAGAATCAAGAATGGATTTCAGTGGTTCTACAAAACTCTTTTCAAATTGTAGTTCATAGTCAATGTATTTGTCAAGACCAAGTTCTTTGGGAAAGTCTTGAATAAAGGATATAATATTCTCCTGAATGATATTTGGTTTTTTGAGATAGACAAACTTAATCTTCTCACCGTTTGCAATGAGTGAATACTTATTTGTCAGTTTTTTCTCCTTTATATAATGATTAAAAAGAAGTGCGCCACGAATATGAATGGGAGTTCCTTTGTTGTAAATATCTGATGCTGAATAATACTTACGAACATCAGATGCTGTACGAGGAAACGCAATTTGCTCTGGAGGAAGACTTTTAAACTCTTCACGACACTTATCAATAAACTCGATCACCTCTTCTTCAGTTCCACTCATCATCAGTTTGAGACCATCCTTAATCATCTTGCGGCAAGGTGCTGGTGTAGAAGACTTGACTGCCTCAATACCCATCATCTTCAGTTTAGGTTCTTCATAACGAACACCTTCACTATCCCAGACATTGAGAATGTACCTTTTCTTAGCAGTCCAGATTCCACGCTCGGCAATGTTCTCACGCTTCATCTGCATCTTCTGGTCGTATGCGTTCACATAGGTCGCCAGTTCTTGGTAGCAACTTTCAATATACTTTTCAAATTCCACCTGACAGACCTTATCAAGGAACGAAACAACGCTTTGAGTAGTTTTCTCTCTTCCTTTGTATACACTTTCAACCAGAGGACCCATATTAAGATAAATGGAGTCAGTATCTGAAGCAATAACATAATCTTCACCGTCCGTTTTTAGAATCTTATTGAGATAGGCATTCATCTTGTTCTCAATCCAACGGATAGAAACCTGACCAGACAAGGTGATTGCCTCAGCGTTTGCTAGTTTATAATAACGGAAATACTGATTGCCGATAGCACCATAAGCAGAGTTGAGTTGAATCTTCCTCGCCATTTGAATGTTGTTGCACCGAGCAATCTCTTTTTCCAGTTCTTTTGTCTTTTTCTTTTCATACTCTTGTTTAGCAGCAAGCATTTTCTTTTTGTAGATGGTGCGATCCTTATAGATCTTCTCCATCAACTCTGGAAGAAATCCACGCACATCCTTACGGAACATTGCTCCGTTAGCACAAACAGCATAGTCTTTATACAACTCAAAGTTAGTCTGTTGATTGAGAATTTTATCAACAGTTACATTTGGATGCCTCTCTTCCAGAAGAGTTTCTGGCGAGATGTTGTATTGCATAATGAGGTGAGGGTATAGCGAGTTGAGGTCAAAAGACACAACCCAGTCATACTTTCCAGGAATAGGTTCTTTAACATAAGCACCAGCATACTTAGAATCTTTATCAGAACGTTCTTTGGGGGGAATTACAATGTTCCTCTTTTTCAGATAGTTGTAAATGATGGTATCCCACATTCGCACTTGTGAAAACACATCCGTATAGTTTGCTTTGGCGTCATATGCCATAGTCAAAGCAAGTTCAATCAATTTCATCTTGTCTTCCATACGGTCAACAAGTTCCACGTCAATGATGTTGTACTCTACAAACTTCTGCCAACCCTTAGTATAGAAGTCTTTAAAAGTATCAAACTCGGAGTGATCAAGTTTTTTCTGACCAAGTTCGACACTTGCAATATAATCAAGACGATAAGATTCCTGTGCCTTATAAGTGAACTTCTTATAAAGGTTTAGATAATCAAGTTGACTAATACCACCAACATCATATGAAATATGACGACGACCTGCAACGTAAATTTCGTCCTCGGTCACAAGACCCCAAGGTGAGAAACGCTTCATCAACTTTTCTCCAAGAATACGATCCAGACGACGAACCAAATAAGGAACGTCATACAGTTCAGTGTTCCAACCAGTTACGACTTCTGGGGTATTCTCTTCAACCATCCACCAGTTAATGAAATCCATCAGCAAGTCACGCTCATTATCAAACGAACGATAAATTACATTCTTCTGTTGATTATTGAACGGACCCATACCCCAAGTACGAATCTGTTTAGAAGAATAGTCCTGAATCGTAATCAGAAGAACTTCTTCAGCAGCAGACTCTACATCAGGGAATCCATTCTCAGATGCAACCTCAATATCAAGAGTAGTAACCTTGACTTTACTGATATCAAACTTCAGTTCCTCCTCTGGATACATTTCAGAGATATACTGATAGATGTATTGTGTATTTCCGTAGATTTTAAAGTTTTCTACACCATCATACTTTTTAATAAACTCACGACAGTCACGAACAGAACCAGGTTGGACTGCCTCTACATATTCCCCATTTAAAGTTTGATATTTGGTTTTCTTTTGAGAAGGGACAAAAAGAGTCGGGTTAAACTTCTCTTTGGTCATAAAGTGTTTACCATCTTCATAACCACGGACCAAGAAGTTGTCCCCGACCATTTGAACGTTTGTATAAAAGCGCATTATGCAGTCAATTCAAGATACTTTTCAATAATTTCAGGAGTTGGATCAGCGATTGTTAGAATATCAGAAGACCTAACCATCAATTCAGTTTGATTTGTTGCTTTTGGCCAAGGTTTCATATCGTCTTCACTAAAGAACTGATATGGTTTAATAAGTCTACAGTCAGGTTCACCAATATCTGCCATAACTTCAACAACTTCACTGATAATCACATTATCAATATCTAAAAGTAAGCACTTAATCGACTTTTCCATTTACTTTTTCCTCATACATTTCTTTAACAGATTGAAGTGGTTCTACGATTGTTACTACCCAATCAGTAGGAACGGTGACTTTATCATCCGATGATAGCATAATCCAAGGAGTCATTGCAACCTGAATATCCCGAGAATTATCGTCATCGACATTCTCAGTCAATAAAATTTCTGTTCGGATCGAAACTTTATGTGGATTTTCGAACAAATATCCGTGAACATCACGCTCACCTGTTTCTTTATCTTGAGTAACAATTTCCTTTGCGTCGGAAATGATTTGTTCACCAGATTTCAATAATACTAGTTTAATAGACATTGTTAGATTGTTCCTTCTACCATTATAGCAACAAAAAAAGGAGGAGTCAACCTGGATTTTGCCAGGTGCTCCTCACGCCGACGATATTCAAAGTTATTTATTCTTCACGCTTTCTCTTAAAAGCACATACTTTTTTACCAGGAGCCATTGCATACTTCACAGTTTTACCATAGCAATTTTCTTTAGTTGGAAGTGGAGGATTTCCAAAATCACCAACTTTTTCCTGGATAATTTTAATAAACTCTGAATACGTCTTCATTTAAGTTTTTCTTTTATTTAGAGATAGTCCTTACGTGCGTGATGCTCTGGTACTATTTTCCCAAGTACGATCCGTAAAAGTCCGTCTTCAAATGTGACTTCCCTGACTTCTGTGTCGTCGGATAAAGTCCACGCTCGTTTAAAACTTCTGCTAGCCACTCCCTTGTGGATAAACGTCCTATCCGATTCTGTATCCGCCTTTTGTCCTTCGACAAAAAGTTTTCCATACTCTGTGAAAACATTGACCTCTCCTTTCTTGAATCCTGCTAATGCGAGTTCCAGATGGGATTCAACGTTATTTATTTGAACCAGATTATATGGTGGATAATTTGTTGTAGTTTCGTGAAGATTAAATAGACGATCAAAATATTCATCCATTCCAATGCTGTTGCGGGTGATTCTTTCCATCAGAGCAGGAAGATCCGCAGCAGTATACCTTGTGAGGTTAGTCATTATGGTAGCTCCTTTAAAAGCGAGTTTGTATTTTGTGGACCCTTTCGGCATCCGTATATAATTATACTACTTCTTACAAAAAAAGCGGGTGTAAAACCCGCTCTTTTTTATTCGGCATCCTCTACCTTTTTCTTTTTAGCACCAATATTATACTTGGTTTCCAGAATCCAATCCCCTTTGTCTTTATAAGCAAGGACTTTGATTTGATTCAAAGGAGCGATATCTTGAATCTTTTTAACATCTACAATCTCAATCAGACCCCAATCAGCAAGAAGTTGGGCAATGCGATTGCGACGTTGAACATCATTCACAGTCAGGTTTGCGTGTTTGCCATCCAGAGCAAACAGTTCCTTAAAGTGAACGAGATAATACCTACCTTGCTTGTGTAGAATATGACAAGACTGATAGATTTTCTTTTCCTTTCTTGAAGCAACTCCGATTCGGGTCAAAGTCTCACGTACCTTTAGAAAGTCATCAGGTTCGTTAAGAATCACTTCCACCATTTGGTCGGGCGTCCACTTCACTTCAGGTTCTTGAACGACACTCATTTTGTTCCTCCAGTTTCAAATTTCGATTTTATAAAATTAAGTTGTTCTTTAGTAAGAATCCTCAAAGCTTGTTTTGCCTTCTCATTACTATATCCATAATAACGTTTGACATAATCAAGGTCTTTGATTTTATCTTGACGGAGCCAG